GTGTGGTGCAGGGGAAGTTCCCTGATAACCTCTACCAAATCCTGGTATTACATTAAGTGTGCTGTTTGCTTTATTAAAAGAATCAATCCAGATTAACTCATCATCAATTTCAATAATACCTTTAGCAAGGTTTGAGGCAGAGCCAATAGCAATACTACTATCGGTAGTAGATATACCACCTGTGTTTGCAACATAACTGATACGGTCCTGTCGCAAGGTGTAACCTTGCAGGTTAGACTTGATCTCATCTACCATCTCATTTAGTGTGCTCATTAGCCTTCTCTCTGTAGAACTTTAAATTGTTTTGCAATCTTTCATCATTTGGACTTAAATCAACTGCCTTCTTGCCGTGCTCTACTGCTACTTTCCATTCACCTAATTGCCAAGCTGATATAGCACATAAGTCATCTGCCATATGGCCCCAAGCCCAACCTTCAGATAGGAAATCTGTTTTCTTTTCAGTGATAGTTAATGCTCTAGTTGCAGTTCTAAAACACTCTTCCCACCTAGTATGTTGGTAGTAATAGTTAGCCAGTGCTAAGACTGATTCTCTACATACATACTCATTAATAGATTTCTGTAGATGCTCTTCAGCATTATCAGGATCACACTTAGCCATAATGCGTAGTGCATATGAACGCTCTGCTGGAAATATTGAGAACTCTAAATACTTCTTTAAAGTTTGTAGTCCATCATAAAATCTTTTACGGTAGCAATACTCTCTACCAAGGTAGTAAAGCATCCGAGAATCGCCTGGAGTTTCCTCAACAGCCATCTCTAATATATCTAGGTAATGCTCTCTAGATTTAGAATCATCTGGAAAATGGTGGATCGTTAGATCTACTTTAGCTTTAGTCTCAGGAATCTTATAGGCACATACTGCCTCGTGTATTGGAAATCTCCAACGATAACCTCTACGGGCGTGAACCTTAGTTCCATCAAAAGATACAGATGGTGTTCCATCATCATTCCAACCATAAACAAAGTTATGTATTGGTCTAGTAATATTAAACTTTAAAGCCTCTGGTAAATCTTTCTTCCAGTCACCTACTAGAACTTCATCCATATCTAGTGTTATGCAGTAATCTATCTCAGGTGGTAGGGCAGCCAATGCTGCGTTTCTAGCATCATCAAAGCGCCAAGGATCTATCTTGATATGAATAACATTAATACCTAAAGACTTAGCAAGTTCTACTGTCTTATCTGTAGAACCAGTATCTGCTATCAGTAAGTAATCTGCATCTTTAGCAGAGTCATACCAACGCTGAACGTGCTTCTCTTCATTAAGAGCAATCGTATATACAGCTACCTTCATTAGAAGTCACTAACCTCTTTTAGTCTAAGATCAGAGTATGACGGGAACTGCGTTACTAGATTAGGTTGTGCTATCACAGCCTTGTAATCTCTAGCAAACTCTCGTAAACCTATATCTATATACCACTCGTAATCTTTTAGTTTCCCTGCAAAGTATTTAACTCTTGCAGGATGTATACTGTAAGCGTGAGAACCAGTACTCATAACTTGCCTGAACCAGTACTTGTTTCCTATATTCTCTACTTTGCCAGTATGCTTTGGTAACAAAGCGCCAAGGTAAAATATGTCAGTATCATTTGGTAAGTGCTCAATTGCCTCAGCAAACTTTTCATTAAAGCCATCTACAAACTCTGCATCATCTTCTAATACTAAGATACGAGATTCAGGATTCGCTTCTAAAACTTTTTGATGACTCATAGTTCCTGCAGTTACTGGGCTAATGCCCAACTCTTTACCATCTATAGCTGAGAATCTTTCAAAGGTTATCCCCAGATTATCTAACTGTGTGGATATCTTTTCTAATCTATCTTCTCGTCTATCAAGATTAATCAAGATGACTTTACTAAAGTAGTCGTTGATTCTCATATGTTGAGATTTTACTACATACCACCCAGCAAAAGCATCACTGGTAGGCCTGTAGCATCTGCGCCTGTCGGACCTGTAGCACCAGTTGGACCGGTTGCTCCTGTAGCTCCAGTTGCCCCAGTAGGACCAGTCGGTCCTGTATCTCCAGTAGCACCAGTAGCACCAGTTGGTCCTGCTGGACCAGTGTCACCAGTTGCACCTGTCGGACCAGTTGGTCCAGTTAAACCTTGTGGACCTGTCGGTCCTGTGTCACCTGTCGCTCCTGTCGGGCCTGTCGCTCCGGTTGGACCAGTAGATCCAGTATCGCCAGTGGCTCCCGTAGCTCCCGTAGCACCCGTTGGACCAGTGGGACCTTGCGGTCCAGTCGGACCAGTGTCTCCCGTTGAACCTGTGGCACCAGTAGCGCCTGTAGCGCCCGTAGGACCCGTATCTCCCGTAGGTCCTGTACTTCCAGTCGGTCCTGTGCTTCCAGTGGCTCCTGTGGCCCCTGTAGGCCCTGTAGGGCCTGTATCTCCTGTTGATCCTGTAGGTCCAGTGTCGCCTGTGGCTCCTGTTGGTCCTGTAAGGCCAGTTGCGCCAGTCGGTCCCGTAGGACCTGTGTCTCCTGTAGAACCTGTAGCCCCTGTTGGGCCAGTTGGGCCAGTACTACCAGTAGGACCGGTAGGCCCTGTATTACCTGTTGCACCCGTTGCTCCTGTCGCACCTGTGGGACCTGTTGCACCTGTGGCACCGGTAGGTCCTGTTGGACCTGTAGCACCGGTAGGACCTGTAGGTCCTGTACCACCAGGAACACCTTGTGGTCCTTGATCTGCTGAAAAAGTTACACCAACCTGTGGTGTGATTTGTTCTACAACAATTACGGTCTCTGACATTATTGGGTCACAGCTCCCGTCACTATAAATTTACCCTCTAAAATTCTTGTTACTACTGAGCCACTAGTTAATACTAGATCGTAAACATATCTACTTGCCCCTATTGCACCAGTAGTAGTTGCATTAAGATTTACGGTTACAGATCCTGCAATACCACCTAGAGTTATTCTGCCATTCGCTGTGGTTGCTACAACCGTAGTCGTTGATGCGCCAACAAATGGGCGAACTGTCATAGTCGCTGTATAGCCCGTTAGATCCCAAGGTGTTGAACCATTCTTGATAGTGAATATAAAATTAAATGTGGTTGCCTGTTCGCAAACTAGATTGTATTTAGCACTCAAGTTGAGATCGCTCTCAGTGCTTCGGCAGCAGGTAATCCAGTAGTTGTTGCTAGTAAATTACAGACACCGTTAAAATCTAGGAACTCTGCTTTGTTTGATAGGCCAGCAATCTCATTAAGAACACCGACAGTATCGGTTAGTGTTAATGTTACTGATCTTTGTGCAGCCCACTGACGAGCAGCGAGTGCTTGATCTACTAGATCGCCAACAGTTCTATAAGTGCCACCATTGGCTAGACGATTTAACTCATCGTTAAGAGTTGTACCTGCTACACCTAATGTCACTTAGTTCTCCCTACTTCTTTTTCTTTTTAGCTACTGCGGCGTTATCAACTAGATTTGGATAAGGTCTTCCGGCAGCTTTGGCCCTTGCCTTTGCAGCACTCTTCTGTGCTGGTGTTAATTTCTTTGATGTCTTCTTCGGATTCTTTGTGTCCCAAAATGCTTTTTTCCTTTTCATCGGCAACTACAATCCCAAGCCCGTAAGGACTTGTTTATTCTAGAGTTTGGATCTCTTGCTGTCTTAGCAGAGGTTAACTTTGATTTCATTCCACACATACGACCACAAAAAGATTTACGTCTAGCAGCAGACTTAGGTGATCTCTTAGCCTCAGCCTTTTTTACTGGTGCTTTTAGATTCATACCTTGTGCTCTGGCAGAGGCACGACCCTTAGCGTTCAATCCGCCTTTAGGATTCTTACCTTCTTTTCGTTGCCAAGCTGGACTCTTTGCCATAATCTCCGTACTTTCCTAAGATAGATCTAATAGTCCCGTTCTTATTCAACCGAACTATCAGACCATCTTTGATTTGAATAGGATTAAAACCATCGTGGCGCTTGTATTTGCCAGATGACATTACTTCTTTTTCTTCTTAGACATTCCTGCTTCTGATAGAGCGATAGCAACTGCTTGCTTCTTTGACTTAACCTTCTTGGCAGACTTGCCAATATTAAGTTCGCCCTTTTTAAACTCTCTCATAACCTTGGCGACTTTCTTAGCGCCTTTAGTTTTCTTCATTGCTGAGGTGCTTCTTTACCAGGAGCGCCGGTTTCAATATCATCGTATGTTGCATATCCGCAACCGCAAGTGGCGCACATTATTTCTTCTTACCCATCTTCTTCATAACCATTTTCTTGTCAGACTTCTTAGCCTTCTTACCCTTAGCACCTTTTTCAAGAGCCTTGTAAGAGTTCATCTTCATTGACTTCATTTTTACCCCTTATATTTTAGGTTGATTCCGTCAAAGGCTTTGCCAGCTTTGTCGGAAAGTTTGAGTGCTGCATCTATATCTTTTGTTCTAGTAGATCTAGGTTCTACGCCTTGCTTTAGTGCTGAGTAATAGGACTTTAATTCTTTCTCATCCTTATTAACTTTGTCTTGATCCCAACCAGTCTTAGTGGGATTGACTCCCATAAACATTG